GGTGATATTACTGCTGTTCAAAATGGTAGAGATGTTACTGTAGAAGTAATTCCAGCAGCTGAAACTGGTAAAATGTTTAATACAACAACTGTACGTGTTAAACCAAACCAAACACCATTGTCTGATGATGCTAAAACAGCAGAATCATTATTAGAAAATCAAAAGGATTTAGTTACTTTATTTAAAAAGTATACTTTTGAAGAAATGAAAGGTGAATTACAAAGCTATTTAAAACCAGCTGAAGAAGATGGTGGTAAAGAAACTGAAGTAACACCTGCACCTTCTAAAATGAAAAAAGATATTGATAGTAAACTTGACGAATTATTTGACTAATGGCAAAGAAAAAAACAGACACAAATAGAGATGAACTAACAGGGATTATTGCCGACTCTCTAAATAAGAAATTTAATAAGACTCACCATAGGGTAGCTTATTTCTTGGACGGCAGTGAGGACTCCCCTACAGACGTCAGCGATTGGGTTTCCACAGGCTCTACAGTATTAGATTTAGCTATCTCAAATCGCCCCAACGGAGGTTTCCCAGTTTCTAAAATTGTTGAAATCACGGGTTTAGAACAGAGTGGTAAGTCCTTGTTAGCATCTCACATTATAGCAAACACACAGAAGAAAGACGGTGTTGCAGTATACATTGATACTGAATCATCACTGAATTCTCAGTTTTTACAAGCAATCGGAGTTGATGTAGAAAAGATGGTATATTTACCTCTTGAAACGGTTGAAGACATTATGGATGCAATTGAAAATGTAATCCTTAAAGTTAGAGAAAAGAATCCAGATAAACTTGTAACAATTGTAGTTGATTCAGTAGCTGCAGCAACCACTAAGATTGAATCAGCCGCTGACTTTGAAAAGGATGGTTATGCTACTCAAAAAGCAATTATACTATCTAAAGCCATGCGTAAAATTACCAACTTAATTGGCAAGGAAAAAATACTTTTAGTATTCACGAACCAGTTAAGACAAAAGATGGGTGCAATGCCATTTGCTGATCAATATACTACTTCAGGAGGTAAGGCACTACAATTTCATGCATCCGTTAGATTAAGACTTAAACAAGTTGGGAAACTTAAAGAAAAAATCAACGGTGTAGAAGAAGTTGTAGGGTCTGAGGTAGAAGCAATTGTGGTTAAAAACAGAATGGGACCACCAAACCGTAAAATTCGATATAATGTCTTTTACAGACAAGGTATAGACGATTATGGTGGATGGTTAAAATTGATGAAAAACTATAAAGTTTGTAAGCAATCAGGTCCTATCTGTAAGTATGTTGATAAAGAAACAGGTGAAGAAATTACATTTTATGGTAAAGAATTACAACAACTTTGTGAAGAAAGACCAGAAATCAGAAAAAGAATGTATGAAGACACTTGTGAACAGTATGTTATGAAATATCAACATGAAGATCCACAAGAATTAGATCCGGACATTGAAATAGATGAAAGCGGATTATAATGGAAGATATATTTAGTCTATTAGATAACGTTAAAGAAAACGATTCTTTAGGGGTCAATGATAGAGTACTAATTGTAGATGGTTTAAATTTATATTTAAGAGTATTTGCAGTAAATGGTGCTTTAAATGACAATGGAGTCCCAGTAGGTGGTTTAACAGGTTTTTTAAGATCTTTAGCTTACGCAATTAGAGAAGTAAACCCAACTAGAGTAATTATAATTTATGATGGTGCAGGTGGTTCTCAACGTAGAAGAAAAATCCACAGTGATTATAAATCACAAAGAAAACCTGGTAAACGAATTACTAGATGGGACGCTTTTAAAGATGCTAAAGAAGAAAAAGAATCAATGAAGATTCAATTTTCAAGATTACTTGATTATTTAGATTTTCTTCCAATTAATGTTATCTCAATAGACAAAATAGAAGCAGATGATGCTATTGCTTACATTGCACACAAACTTTTAGATAAAGAAGTTACTATAATGTCTGCAGATCAAGATTTTTTACAATTAGTAAATGATAGAATCACTGTATGGAGTCCAACAAAGAAAAAGTTTTATACCCCTCGAATGGTAGAAGCTGATTATGGGATACCGGCTCACAATTTTTTAATGTATAAAGTTTTAATGGGTGATAAATCAGATAACATCACTGGTGTTAAAGGATTAGGACCTAAAAAACTACCTAAAATATTACCAGATCTACTCACACAACAAACCCTTGATCTTGATTTCATTTTGGAGTATGCAGGTAAAGGAGAGGAATCTATGCATAAAAGAATTAGTGAGTCGGCAGACCAACTCCGACTAAATGAAGAATTAATGGATCTAAAAAATCCACCTATATCAGGAGAAATAAAATTACAAATAGCAAGATTAATAGAAGCACCAATAAATTTGCTTTCCCGAAATGATTTTATTATAATGTATAATGATGATCAATTAGGTAATGCTATACAAATACCTGATTTATGGTTAAAAGAGCATTTTATTAAGTTAAATACATTTGCAAAACAAACACATGAGTAAATTAACTCAATACGGACATTCATTTCAAACTAAAGCTATTGGTATTCTAATAACTGATAGAGACTTTCTACAACAAATTGCAGATATAGTTTCTCCAGATTATTTTGATAATGATGCTGGTAAATGGATTATTCGTAAAACACTTAAATATTATAATGAATATAAAACAGTTCCTACAATGGAAGTGTTTAAAGTAGAGTTAGAAAATTTACAACAAGAGTTACAGAATGTAGCTGTAAAAGATTTACTCAAACAAGCATATAAAGCATCAAAAGCTACAGATTTAGGTTTTGTAAAAGATACATTTTTAGATTTTTGTAAAAATCAAACATTAAAAGGTGCACTAATGAAATCAGTTGATCTTTTAGAATTAGGAGATTATGATGATATTAGAAACTTAATAGATCAAGCACTTAAAGCAGGTACTGAAAGAGATATTGGTCACGAATATATAGCAGAACTAGAAGATAGATTTAGAGAAGAGGCTAGAAGTGTTATAGAAACACCTTGGCCATTAATTAATAAATTACTTTGTGGTGGTTTAGGACAAGGCGATTTAGGACTTATAGCAGGAGGACCTGGTGGTGGTAAATCTTGGGCTTTAATAGCATTAGGAGCTCAAGCTGTAAAAATGGGTTTTACAGTAGTACATTATACTTTAGAATTAAGTGAAAAATATGTTGGTAGAAGATATGATTCTTGTTTTACAGAAATACCTGTAGGAGATGTTATAGATAATAAAGACATAGTAAAAGAAAGATTAGAAAATTTACGAGGTGGTCTTTATATTAGAGAATATCCAGCAGGACAAGCAACAGTAAATACTATACACGCACATTTAGAAAAATGTATTCAACAAAATATTGAACCAGATTTAATTATTGTTGATTACGCTGACTTACTTACTTCTAAATCAAGTAAAGAAAAAAGAGATAAATTAGATGATATTTACACTAGTTTACGTGGTTTAGCTTCCGAACTAAAATTACCTATTTGGACAGCTTCACAAGTAAATAGATCAGGTGCAAGAGAAGAAATTATCCAAGGAGATAGAATGGCTGAAAGTTATTCTAAAATGATGATTACTGACTTTGCAATGTCTTTATCACGTAGCGCTGAAGACAAAGAAAATGGTACAGGTAGATGGCATATTATGAAAAATAGATATGGGGCAGATGGTATAACTTATGATTCAGTTATGGATACTGCTATAGGTAAAATTGAAATAAATATGAGAGGAAATAATAGACCACAACAAACTAACAGTGAAGATCTTTCTCCTGCACAGCGAAGAAGACTTCAAAACTCTTCCAATGAGTTTTTTGGGTTTTAGTGGGTCTTGTTTGTATATATTGTACTTATTAACACAATAAGGGTTTCACCCCTTTTTTTATTTCTAAATTTAAAAAAAAAATAACAATGGCAAAAAAAGATATCACAAAAGAAAGAATAGTATATAAACCCTTTGAATACCCAACAGCATTTGACTATTGGTTAAAACAACAACAAGCACATTGGATTCACACAGAGGTTCCTATGATGAGTGATATCAATGATTGGAAACAAAATTTAACAGAAACAGAAAAAAATATTATTGGTTCTATTCTAAAA